TAGATAGTATCTTGAATCGCTCTGGAAGAGTAGCTGAAGATGGTGGGTTTGATAAAGTCTCAAAAATAACTATGATCGGTGAGATAGATGTTTATAACATTCAAAGTAGTACTGGTAATTACGTAGCAGCAGGCTTCGCAACCAAAAACTGCCAATTCTTGAATCAGCCGATCGATCCTGCTAAGAAGAAGTTCAATCTATCTGACTTCCGTTACTTTAACTTCGAGCGTATCACCGGAGCACTTGCTATCCCCAAAGATCTTCCCTGGCAGAAGGCAAAGCATCTGGACATTGTCTATCCTCAGCAATATAGGACTGTGATTCGTCATCACGTAGCAGAAGGCGATGTTGAAGAGGATGTTTTCCCACGCTATCTCGATCGCTACCTAATTACCGATCCGAATCAAGGAGGGGAGCATCCAGATGCTCTCATTGCCGCAGGTGCTCGCTGTCGCCATGCTATCCTTGCCGTTGGTATTCAGCACTCACCTCGCAGACTCTACATCCTCGACCAATGGGCTGAAGCGTGTAAGATTGAGAAGTACGTGGAGAAGCTCCTTTTCTATGCTCTGAAATGGAAGTTGAAGAGAGTTCACTGTGAGCAAGAAGGTGGTCAAAAGTACCTCGCTTATCACTTCTCCTACTACCTCCAGCAAAATGTGAAGAAGCATCCAGAGCTAGAGGGACTCTGTATGGTTCCGCTCAAGTCCTCTCGCACCAAGGATGCCAAAGCTGAGCGCATTGATAACACAATCCCAATGGTAGAGCGTCACGAGGTTTGGCTAGATGCGAACAACTGCTCTGAATTCCGAGAGGAAGCTGAGAAATACGGCCAGCAGCGCACAACTATCGATCTCCTTGACTGCTTTGGCTACATCCAGCAACTAGCTCCGATCCAAGTAGCGGATGAAGATAATTTAGAAGATTTCTTCAAAAAGCAGCGTCAGAAATTTACTCGCGGTCTCGCGGCCATCGCCTGAAGGAGCGAAGCTCTTGCCATATAATCCTCCAATCCGTGTTACTCCGAAAGAGTTCGGTGCTGACGAATACCGGGAGCTATGCCGCTTTATTAGGGAGAAGGTAGACCACCTTGACCGAAGGCTATCGACCTTCCGCTCTAGCACTCTCCCCGAGTACGTGCGCCTCTACAAAGGTAAGCCAAAGACCGAGAACATAGACTGGCCGTGGGAAGGTGCCTCTAACCTAGTAGTCCAACTCATTGGCACCTTCTCGGACGAGCTACTTGCTAGGCAAATGGCTGGCATCTGGATGTACGAACCTCTCTGGACCGCAAACCTCGCTGGAGACACACCTTCTAAGGAAGGCGAAGAGATGAAGGAGATGTACCAGACTCTCCTTCAAGACATGGCCTATGATCCACAGGAGCTAGATCTCTATCGCGTAGAGCAAGGAGCCTTCCACTCTGCCAACAAGTACGGCACTGGAGTAATTAACTTCCCTTGGGAGTATCAGAAAGAGATAGAGTTCCTTTACATTGGGGGCGGAGCTGGAGAGGGAATTGGGGATGAAGAGAGCACCGTCCCGAAAGGCACTGAGAAAGAGTTTGTTAGCCGAGACGGTCCTCACCCTGAGATGATCCCACTGAATCGGTGGGGCTTTGACCCTAACTGCCCGAACTTAGGGAACATGAAGTTCTTCTATCACATCGACACACTGGACTACTGGGATCTCAAGAATCTCCCTGGCCGAAGTCCATATTACAAGCAAGCAGATATCGACAAGCTCCTTCTAGCTCCTGATGCGAAGCAAGAAGATGAGATGGAGCAAGCATTTACTGAAGGAAAGAAGATCGATTCTGGCGGTATGAGCGATGGAGCTGCTAGATGGTACATCCACCGTTGCGTCTTCTCTTATCGCAAAGCGGGGAAGAACTACTGGTTCTTCGCAAACTATCACAAGCGCAGCGAGAAAGTCCTCTTCATAACCTACAACAACTACCCAAAGAATATGCTGCCTTACGAAGATGTAAAGCTCGCATATGATGAGGAGAGCTACCTTGGAACAGGATTTGCAGAACTTCTCCATGTTTATCAGAAAGAGCTATCCAACAACATTAACTGGCGAACAAATAATCGCAATTATGCAATGCTTGGAGCTTGGCGCATTAGTCCCGAATCTAAACTCTCTAGCATCCTCGACGTATTCCCTGGCGTTGCGATACCAGCTCGGCAGGGAGAACTTGAATGGGTTAAGACTGCAACTGACGTTGGATATAACAACGCGCCAGATGAATTTATTCAAGCCTGTGCTAAGGAGCGAGCTGGTGTCGATCCCGCAATGGGTGGGACTGGCGGAGGGATAGTAAATCCGAAGCGTGGAATCTATTCTGCCGCAGGTACTAGCATGGTTCTCATGCAGCAGAACAACCGCAACTCTCTGCGTTCCTCTGACACTCGCAGCGCCCATGTCAAGATCGGACACAAGATTGGACAGATGTACTCAGTCTTCGGTATCGGAGATCGTCTACGGCGCTACGGCTCTAATGCTGAGATGCTCAAGAAAGCTCTTGAGGCCGTAGCCTCTGGCTCTCTCGGCTTACGGCTGCGCCCAACGAGTGCTGCGCTGAACAAAGAACTTGAGCGCCAGAATGATATCTTGCTCTCAGATAAGCTTCAGATGTATTATCAGCGCCAAGGCCAGATTATCGAAGCGATGATGAATCCTCAATGCCCTCCCCCTATGAAAGACTACTTTGCTCAAACTCTAATCGCGAGCAGAGTCTTAATGCAAGCTCTTATTCGCAACTTCAATAAGAGTAACGTGGATGCATACCTACCACAAGTGAAGCAGCTTATAGCTGCACTTTCTTCACAGCAAGGACCGCCGCAGGCGGGAGGAGGAGCAGGTGGAAATCAACAAGCTGGAGGATTTGGTGCCTTACCGGGACTCTCTCAAGACTCTATGGGAGGAGGAGCACTTCCAGCCGGTGGTGGCCTTCCTATCTAGTCTCATCAGAGAGCAGAATGATGTTCTTGTAACTAAAGCATCAGCTGCTAGTAATGAGCCTGTCAAGACCTTGATTGAGTTAGCAGTTGCTGCATCTATAGTCAGAACTCTAAGAGTATTAATTCGCCTTCCAGAAGCAATTAAGGGAGTCGAAAATCAGCTCGAAGAGTTGAAGAGGCAGAAAGAGCGCATAGCGCGCAGTACGGAACAGGGAGGAATCTAGGATGAAATTGCCGTGGCAGAGGAAGCAGGTAGCAGATGGCGAGACAGAGCAGCTCGAAGTTTCTCTCCCTAGGGAGACTGAGGAGAAGATCAATGCTGCTATATCTGCGCACTCGGAGAATTCAACTCGCTATAACGAGCTTAAAGAGTCTCTTAATCAAATTAGTGCTCGGTTCCAGAGAGAAGATCAGGAGCGCGAGAGGCAGCAGAGCCTTGAGCATTCTCGTCGCCAGCAAGAGGAAGGCACTCAGAACGATGAGGAAATCACGAATCTCATGCTCACAGATCCAGTAGCTGCGACGAAACGCTTGATCAAGCAAACTACTGATATTCAGGGAACTGCTCTGCTCACGATGCGAGCAGATTCGTTGCGTCGAGAGGTTCTCGATGATGCAGAGCGTTTCCCGTTCTATGCCGGAGAGATCAAGTCCGAGATTGACAAGCTTCTGGAGAGTCAGACTCTTCAACTTCGGAACGACAGAGGAGTAATTGAAAATGCATACTACGCCACCCTTGGTCGTCATCAGCGTGAGATGCAAGATGGGAAACTTAAGAGCAGATTCGCAGCCGCAGAAGGTAATCGTGGGACCGCTACAGGAAATGTTAAAGGCTCTGAAGAACCTGCCATCAGGCCGCTTGATGATGATGGGAAGAAGGCTGCTAAGCTCTTAGGTTTCAAAGAAGAAGACTACGCAAAGATGCTGCACGAGGAGGGAGTAGGATATGTCTGAGGCAGATATGATCCGTGAAGCTTTGCAGCCCTCTGCCGAGGTCCAAGAGCGCATTGAAGTAGCTGCTGAGGTAGCAGTTGCTCCGAAGGAGCCTCCGAAGGAGCCTCCGAAGGAGCAAGTTACATACACAGCAGATCAGCTAGAAGAGCAGGTTAGGAAGATTCTGAGTTCTACTGGAGTGCCAATTCCAGTAAAGCCTCAGCCAGAGCCTGACTGGGGGAAACTCTCGGAACTCGAAGCTACTGACTTGACTCGTCCCCTAAATATACCAGTAATCACGCACGAAGTTCCAGCATATCTAGAGATAAAACTCGCTGACAATGAATATGTAGCTGTCTGGGCCAATAGAGACCAGCGGAGGCTGGGGGAGCTTGAGGCCCAAGGATATGAGTTCCTAAGGCGAGAGCACATATCCAAAGACTTCAAGCTCCCCCTGAAATTCGACAGCGAGGGACTTTATATCTATGCCGATGTTATAGCAATGCGCGTCCACAAGCGCATCCTCTTTGGAAAGCGCAGACGCACTCAGGAAATGTCTATGAACCAGCTTAAAGGAGTGCGTCAGGTAGCAAAAAACAAAGTCCAATCCACCGTGATAGAGAAAGACCCCGAGCTAGAGCAAGCCTTTGAGAAAGGCTCTTTTGGCTTCTATGATGTAAATGTCTAACCCGAAGGGAGGCGCGAAGGCGCTATGCCAGCTAATCTCACGATCCATCTGCCTATCATTCAAGTGCAGAATAAGGCTAACACCACCCCATTTACCAAAGCGATGGTTGAAGCTGCTGGACAGTCTTTTGCTATCGGAACGCCCGTTCAGAAGAATACCAGTGGCTATGCCCAAGCATGGGATGGAGCAACAGTCACTGCTGGGATTCTTGGCGTAGCTGAGAGTTTCGGCCTCAACCTAGCAACACCCGGTGCCGGAGCGCCTACGTATCCCTGGGGGCAAGTTACTGGCACTATCGCGACCCAGACCTATGGCACAGTTCCCAACCAGCCACTCGCAGTGAACTTCGCTCTCGGTACTCCGGTATCTGATGGTCGTACACTCTATGTCGAAGCTAACCCGGACAACATCTTTGAAGCTATGTTCGACAACAGTTCTGGCGCAGTGGCTGCCGATTGGACGCCGACGATAGCAGATATCGGCGTAAGCTACGGCCTGACCAAAGACTCTGCTGGTCCCTTCTGGTACGTTGATAAAGGAAAGACCGGAGCCGGAGCTGCTATCAAGATCGTTGGCATAGATACTGTCGATGGATACACTCTCAATGCCCGAGTATTCTTCACCTTTCTGCCTGCCTCAGTGCAGATATAGCTAGCGAGGCGCTTGGAGCAGAGCGTCAGCGAAGGAGATTCTAGATGCCTCAAGTTAGAGCCAAGTTCCCACAGCTCATGCAGCCGGGATTGAAGAAGATTTACTTCGACAGTCTGGACGCTGCGCTGAAAAGCTCTACGTTTCCTGCCATATTCCACGAAGAGAATTCTACTCGTGAGTATGAGCAAGAGCTTGAAATGGCTGGCATCTCTGCTCTACAAGAGAAGCCAGAAGACGCGTCCACTACCTACACCGAGATGAAACAGGGTGGATCGAAGAGATTCTATCCAATCACCTACTCTCTTGGACTCCACACATCGAAAGAGCTTTGGGATGATGATCAGTACGGTCTGATCCGTAAAGGTCCGACACTGCTCTCGCGAAGTGCTGCTTTTACTCAAGAGATGGTGGCATGGAATGTCTTCAATCAAGGATTTACCTCGGCAGTTACTGTCTTTGACGGTAATCCTCTGTTCTACAACCAGCATCAGCTCCTCGGTGGCGCAGCTGCTACTGCACTTGCTCCGGGCGCAGCTGGTGTAATCTCTCTCGCTGGTACTTGGCCGAATCGACCCACTACAGACATCGATTTTAGCATGGCTGGCCTCCAACTCGCTACGAACCATTCTGCTAGGATGGTTGATAACATGGGATTTCCTATCCGTTTGCGGTGGGAGAATCTCATCACGCCTCCAGAGCTTCGGTTCCTTGTTAGAGAGATTCTCGGTTCTACTGGAAAACCCTACACCTCTGACAACACGATCAACTCTCTGATCCCCGAGGACTACAAGAACATCGAAGTCCCGTGGCTCAACTCGCCTAGCGCCTGGTTTCTCATAACAGCAAAAACTGACCACACGCTGAAGTTCTACCATCGGGAGAAGCCATCTACTGATTTTGATGATGACTTCGATACTGATGCTATCAAACAGAAGACGCGGTGCCGTATGACATCTGGCGCGGCAAGATGGCAAGGAGTATGGG